ATAACTATCACTTGTTGCTAGACCTTCTTCATCACTGGAACTTACTCCTGCACTATTAGTGATATAATTGTTTACACTAGTAGTATCGCTTGATAGACCCATTGGAGTATCAGCAAGAATAAAGCCAGTATTACGACGATCATTGTTTAGACTTATTAGGTTACTAGTAAGTTCTGGATAACCAGGACATACAAGTAGATTGAAGTTAATTTGATCTTCACGAGCAGTTGTACTGTTATCTACTGCTTGTTTAAGAGCACTTACTACAACATTGCGAACAGCCTTGCGACCCATATATGGAGTTCCATTAGCATTCTTACCACTTACACTGCTCCAAGTTGCAGCAACATCTGGAAGAGTTTGTAATGGATAGTTTGTACTGTTAAACTTGCTTGAAATATATTGTTTAACATTGTAACTGCTACGACGAGTATTGAATAGAATCATACCACGTGGATATAGTTGTGGGTTAAGAACATCCAAATCAACATAATCGCTTGTTAACAAACTAACAATAGTTGGCTTTGCATCAAGTGCAGGGTCTGATTTACCATTAGTATCCCAACGAGCATCAGCAAATAGGATACCGCTTTCTGTAGTGTTATCAGTGTTATCAAGAAGAATCCATTGGTCAGTGCCATTATAACGCTGCCAACGATAGATTGTTGGATAATTTTCAAGATCAGCAGTTGAAACCCACAAATCGCCGTATACAAGTGCAGTGCCATCGGTTTGTGTAGTTGGCTTGCTGCTGCTAATGATTGGTCCAAGTGGATCGGTGTTGCTTAGGTTATAACCACGGCTATCGCTAGTTACGTTCTTATAGCCTTTCCAAATAGTACCGTTGTTAATCATAACATCTACTTCAAGTGGAGTTTCATAATACCACAATGTGCCATCATCTGGCGCAACAACTGGTGCAGTTGATTGTTGATATAGGTATTCAGCAGGCTGCCAATAAGTTCCTGTTAGAGTACCATTACCAGCATCATCATATATATTAGTTGTACTTGTAGTAATACCAGCAGTAGTTAGTGGTGTATTGGTAGTGTTTACAAACACAATATCACCAGCATTTGTATGACCAAATTGAATATTATTTGTGCTTGTTAATGTACAAGTCAAATATGGAATATTCAATGCTAACACATCGCTTACAAAACTTGCCGCAGTAGTACCACTTAAAGTTACTGTATAAGTGCTGCTTAGTGCACTGCTACCAGGAGTTGTTACCTGAATTGTAAATGCATCATTTGCAGTGAATGTTGGTGCTGATACTGTACCTGTTACAGTAAGTGGCGTACCAGTACCCATCCATTGTAGCAATTTAAATGTACCAGTATTATTTCCAAGAATATCATACTTCACAAATAGTGTATCTGTTGCAATACCTAAACCACCAAGAGTTGGATCAATATTGTATGTTGCAATACGACGATGTTGATAAACTGGCGCAGGAATAGCATCCCAATTCATTGTAGCACTGTTCCAACGATATACAGTGAAGTTTGCACCACTATTTACAGCAGTAGTTTTTAACCAAATACTGCCACTTGGACGTGGAGTACTATCAGTACTTTTCCATGCAGGTACGCTATAGTGTGCACCATAACTTAGGGCTGCATCATAGTAAGTTCCGCCAGTTATACCAAGATTTGTAAGTGGTTGACCTGCTGAATTACTAATAGCAATCTTACCATCGGCATTGCTACCATCACTTCTTGCCAACGCATTGGCAAATAAGTTGAAGTAACCATTGAGTAGTTTTGCATTAACGCCAGGAAGTGCAGCACTATTAATAGTTGCAACAAGGTTAGCAACGCTTGTGTTTGCAATAGTGAAAGTTGTTCCGTTAAGACTAATAGCATTTGTTAGTGTAAGAGTAGTTGCCTGTGAATTACCAACAATAGTTGGTGTTCTTGCCATCCATGCATTACTACCGATTGTCTGCCAAGAATTATCATACATCTTCTGATAAATTGGGTTCTTAACATCAGTTGCAACAACAGCATATGTTCCAACAGTTCCAACATTGCTATAAGGAACACCACCAGTAAGTTGTGTTGTGCTTGTAATAACAAGAGGAGTTTGTGAATTGAATACTTGATTCGTAGCGTCCCATTGGAAAATACCCCAACTAGTAGTTGCAGTATCAAGCCATTGTGTTCCACCAGTAGGATCAGCATATGGACGGTTGCTGCTGCCACTCAACTGACCAAGGTTTACATTGGCACGAAGAATATATGCCTGATTGGTAATACCAAGTGTACTGTGAGCAGCCATCAAACCGTATTCAGCAAGTTCACTACCAAATAGACGGTTTCCGCTTGCATCAGTAGGGAAGATTGGCAAGCCATAGTTGCTTAGTAATTCTTTTTGGCTTGAAACCAATTGAAGTGTGTTTACTGTGCTACTAGTAGTATAAGTTGCAATGCCACCGGCAGTGCTATTCTTGTCTTGTGCTGTAGCAAGTAGAATAAAAGGGACTGTGCCAGGACCAGTTGGTGCGTAATTGCTTTCATCAATTACTGTTACTGATACGCCAGGAGATACGAGAGTTGCCATAGGGTCTATTCCTTTAAGGTGTTGCTAATATTTAGCGGAATAGATTAAAATGGGTGTTTTTAAAAGGTTAAGTATGGATATTATAACAAATTTGTAACAGCAGTTTGTAAATCTTCAATAGTTCCATCATTTTTGATAACGTGGTTCATATTTGCATTGACCCACGACCACTCACTTGAATGAATGTCAAGTGGTTCTTCGCCGTGTTTAAGAAGATTTACCATCCAGTCAGGATAATCACCACGTTGGACTGCCCATACTTCTCCACCAAGACGACGAATTAGGTTGATTTCATTGGGGAAACGTGTGTCTGGAATAACAATGTTGCTGTATTCAAATGAACCATTAACAACTTTTCTAAGTTTATTTTCTAAACTTGCAATCCAAATATCTTCATGGAAATTTTCACGGCAAACATCGGTTCCCCAAAATTGTAGAACCCAACGAGGCGTAAGCCAAGGCAAATTTAAACGTTCTGCCCACCAATCATCACGCTGTTCACGCCATTCACGGCTTTCTGCTGTATCACCTTCAAGCAAATGACGAGGCCACCCAAATACGGCGGCAATCATATCCTTAAGACTGTCAGCAAAACTTACTTTTTGAAAGCCATGCTCTTTAACAAGGATATCCGCAACGGTTCCTTTGCCACCACCGATAAGACCGCATACACCAATAATTTTCATGGTTTTACTTTACCAAAGAATTAAGGCGATGTCAAATATTATCCGATAACAAACCACATTGGAGTTTCACCTGCAACATAGTTTGTAAGTTCTAACTCAAGAGCATCAATCTTGGCTTGACCACGGGTTAGCAAATCACCACCATTGAGGCTGCTGCCGCCCTGTGGACCAGGCAGTGTGGCAAACTTGCTTCGTGCCTCACCTAGCATCATCATACAACGAGCCAGTGTATACTCACGCAACCAAGGATTAGCATAGATATCATTGAGTAGTGTGACATCGGGCTTGAAATTTTCACTCCAGATAAGAATAGTTTCTTTATCTGCACGAGGACGACGCATGATAGTGAGTTCTTTACTAGTCTTGTTAAAAGTATAGTTAACATAACCGCCAAACATCTTTGCGGCTTCTTTTAAGAATGAACTATAAAGATAGTAAGTTGACAAGCCACCAACACGACCGCTTTGGATCATATAGAAGTTTACGAAACCTGCTTCAAATGGTTCATACTGTGAAGAGGTGCCACTGTTAGCACCAATATTGCGCTTAAACACATTGCGAACACTAATAACTTCACTAGGCAGCGTGTATGTGTTTTTATCCATTATCAATTCAAGAAATGAATAACTTTCTTCTACGCTATTGCTGCTGCGTTGACGATAACGAATAAGTGCTTGCTGTAAACTTGTTTCAAAATGGATAGGATCAAGTTCAACATCAACCATGTTTCCGCCCAAACTATACAAAACATAGTCAAATACTGTGGTTTTTAGTTCTTGTAAGGTTGCCATAATAATATTTATGATTAACGAGTATCCCAATCACGACGATGGCTAGTGAGTTCATCACCCCATCTCATCCAGAAATAAATCTCATCTTCTGGTGTGAAATCTGCTTCAATCGTTACTACATAACCAATATAACCATCAGGACTGTTTATGCCTGTTCTGAATAGCGGAGTTTGCAATGCATGTTCCATAACCCACGCACCAGCCTCACTCTTTTGCCATTCTATTATAGGACCAGCAGCATAAAGTTGGGCATCTTCTACATCACCCATACGGAAACGATGAACTATCATATGGGTATTTACTATACTCCAAATCGCATATAATAGTATGTCAAGTCTTCTGGTTCAAATTGTGCGGTTACGGCAACACGATATTCAAGTGATGCAATATCAAAATGGGAATGGAAAGTTACACTGTCTTTAATAGCGTTCTCCCATACCCAACGATAATTTTCACCATGATCGTACCATCGTAAATTGGCTTCACCTTTTACATCTTCTAATTCTTGTTTTCTGTCTTGTGTATGTGAACGATGAAAACCAGTGCGAAAAACCGTGATAGGTTTAGAAGGGCATATCTTCATCTTCTTTGCCTTCATGCCAATCTGGACCTGGGTCTTTACCATCCACGACTGCCTTTGTCATACGATCCATCTTACGCTTGCTTGCCAACTTTTCTTCACGGTCAGCAACGGTTTTATCCTTGAAGCCAAGAACATTCATATACTCACGATGCTTCATCCAACCATGCATAAAGTGGATGCAATCTTCTGCACTACCGCTGTATATTTCTACACCACGAGCATAGATTGGCAAGGCTTCGCCATCATCTTTTGGAACAGTAAGTGCAAAATCCGTACCGTTATGCTGTTCATATGCATAAGAACTGTATGCACCACGATTTGGTTTGATTTCAAAGCCAAGTTTTGTAGCAAGACCTGTTAGGTCATTGATAATGCGAAAGTGATTGTAATTTGTCATTCTGGATATCCTATGATAAGTTTCACCAAGTCTTCTTCATTCAAGTAAAAATTATGATGAAACA